TATTTGGTCTTTCATGCGCTCATGCCATATATCCGTAAATGTCCGGTCATCGACTATAATACGGAGGTTATTTCTGTAATCTTCCGGATAGATATGGGATAGGGATTCGTAGCCGCACCTTTCAGAGAGTTCTATTATATTTTCGCACTCCTCCTCCGAAAATACGTCATAGAGGACCAATATGGTCTGGCCGTCCACCACGTATTCCACTTTGCGTATATCGGGAGTATTTTTGGATAATAGGTTTGACGGGAACTCGGTAAATACGGAGCCTTGGAAGGTGAGCTCCTTTAAAATAGGGCGGAAATCCATATATGGAATACGGGTATATAGTTTTATCCTATCAAAATTGAATATGTTTTATCTAGACCTATTCAATATAATATACAAACATGTCTTCGGCGGATGACCAAGATACGGGTAAATTCCGTAAAAATACAAAAGACCAATACTATACCAAGCCGTCAGTCGCGCAACAATGTATCCAAAAAATCTATGAATACGTTGACCAGTCGGAAACCTATCAATGGATAGAACCATCGGCAGGTAACGGGGTTTTCCTACATGTCTTGCCGGCCGCTATCGATAAAATCGGTATTGATATTGAACCCAAATCGCCCGATATCCTACAAGCCGACTTTCTAACATGGACTCCTATACGAAATCCAGATAGTCAAATAACAAAAAGCCGCATAATTTTCGGTAATCCTCCATTCGGTCGCCAAAGTTCGCTGGCAAAGTCGTTTATTAAACACGCAGCTAAATACGCCGATGTTATAGGCTTTATTCTACCTAGGTCTTTCGTAAAACCGAGTATGTCGCGGGTTTTCCCTCTCCAATTCCACTGTTTATATAGCGAAGAATTGGAGAAAAAGGCTTTCGAAGTCAACGGTGTCGAATATGATGTGCCATGTATATTCCAGATTTGGCAAAAGAAGGATACGGATAGGGTCATCGCGGACCCGGTAAAAGAGGTGGGGTTTCAATACGTAAAACACGACCAGCCGTTTGATATCGCGTTTAAGCGGGTGGGCGGGCTCGCCGGTAAGTGTTATCCGAATAGCCACACGGCGGTTGCTGATTATAACCCGAATTATCACTACTTTTTGAAACTCGATGCCGCTTATGTTCCGTATATAAAAAACATTATAGATGCTATAAATTTACATGTATTTCCTAGTAATACAGTGGGCCCGAGAAGCCTATCTAAGTCAGAGGCAAATGAGGTATTAAATGGGGTTTTGGTTACGAGTCTGGCTTCTTAGTAAAAACCCTACGTCCACTTTCGACCTCTTCACGAACCCTGCCACCACGGAAATTACCGTTTATGCTCATGGCTATAACACGCCGAGGGTTCGCTTTCAAAAACTCTTGATATTTATTGAATGAACATTGAAGCCGACTTTGTGTGCTATTACATTTGATATTGAATTTAATGGCGCCGGATAGTTCTTGAATTTTATTTCGTATGGCATACATATGTTCATGTTCGGCTGGTGTAGGACTTCGCTTTTGCGGAACTGCCTTTACTGCTTTGTCTAGTTCTTCTATTTGTTTTCGCGTAAGAGTTCCAAAAAGGAGGGATCGAGAATAGGTAAGATTTACTTCTGTAATTTTAACTAGTTTTTTATTATTTGTCGCATCATCTTGCTTATATTCAACCACCGTCATATGAACAGGAACTTTTCTACCGACAGAATCATATATGCGTAGGCAATCTGCCATACAAACCGTATTGGAATTATTGGTTACTTTGATAGATATATTTATACCGGGGTCTTTATGATTTATTTTACCAGGAATATCATACTCACATGTATACGGTATTCCGGCGATTTCCTCTTCGGTGGCACCATATACATTACGCATGAGGTCCTTCTCCCATATTAGACCATGTCGTTGAACTTCGCACATTTTTCAGGATAATACGTTATATATAGAATAGATAAACCGTTATTTCAATTTCAGATAAACACGTATCTAAAATCGAACAACGTCGCTTTCGAAAATCCCGCTTTCTATAAAAAAATCAAGAAAATCCACCAAAATTCTATTTTGAAAAAAACCGAAATGGACATTTTAAAAATGTCCAAAAGCCAAAAAACTCTTTGAAAATGACCCCCAAAAATCGATATGAAAGCATAATGCTTTGAATACCAAAATTTTCATTCAAAACGTCGCAGCATAATTTTTTAGTTATTTTCGCGGAAAGGGATTTAGACGTTTTTTCGGTTGTTAATTTAAGGAAACTATGGATACCTTTATGGAAACCACTAAAATCCCCTCCGTATTTACTTGTGATATTTGTGACCTTATTACGTATAATAAAAAAGACTATAAGCGTCATTTAGACACACGAAAGCATAAATGGAAACTTTTGGAAATATCAGGAAATACACTATTATCCCAACAGCAAACACCGAGCGGCGTAATTACCGCCGAAAAATCCCCAGAGCATAACTTAAAATCCCCACAGCATGATGTCATACAATTACATATCGAAGAAAAATCCCAGCCCGATGTATCAGAAGGCGTCATTGCTAATACCATACAAAAACAGTATGTCAATTCCTTCATAGAAACCCCCGAAAAATCCCCTGAGCATAATATGCTCACCTACCTGGGGCCAGAAAAATCCCCTGAGCATAACTTAAAATCCCCACAGCATCCCCGGACTACAACTGAATCAATATGTGAGCGTAATAAGTGTCCCAAATGTAATAAATCGTATAATGGTAAATCTGGGTTATGGAAACATAAAAAGAAGTGTAATACGACTGCCCCCTCACCCGCCCTAATCACGCCCGAACTGTTTATGACGATAATCAATAAGAATTCCGAAATACAGAATTTCCTCATTGAGCAGAATAAAAAGTTAATGGACCAGAACGCCGAGCTAGCCAAGGCCGCTCATAATACTATTAGTAATACAAACACTAATAGTAACAACACCAACACCAATAACAGTAATAACAGTTTCAATCTCAACTTTTTCTTGAACGAACAGTGTAAAAACGCGGTCAATATGATGGATTTCTTGGAATCACTAGAAGTAACTATGGAAGACCTCGAACATACCGGTAAATATGGCTACGTAGAAGGTATTACGGCCGTTTTATTGAAAGGCCTCAAACAGCTCGATATGTATACCCGTCCTATACACTGCTCCGACCTCAAACGCGAAGTCCTCTATATAAAGAATCAAGATACGTGGGAAAAAGACGACGACGGCAAGACCAATTTCAAAAAGGCCATCAAACGAGCCGCGGTCAAAAACATAAAACTGTTACCGAAATGGAGAGAAAAAAATCCTGAGTGTGAGGATATGAACTCCGAAGCCAGCGAAGTTTTTTTGGTTATGTCACAGAAGGTAATCGGCGGAATGGACGCGAAAGAAGAAGAGAAATTTCAGAATTCTATTGCCAAGAATGTGATGAAAAATGTTACTATTGATGGTAAGTAGCAAGGTAACATTCAGGTTCCCCTCTTTAATAGTAATACCTACGCGTCAAAAGTAAAAAGGGTAACAAAGAGGGATAATCATCCTCATAATAATGGTAGTGGTAGTGGCTTCTGTGGTGGTGATGCCTACGGTGGTGGTGATGCCTATGGCTACCAGACGAGCGGGACGAAGAGCTGGAAGACGAGGAGGAGGAGGAGGACGAAGACGAAGAAGAACCGGAACTAGACGAAGAAGATGACGAGCCGGAAGAAGACGACGATGAACGTGAAGACATTCTTATACAATAGGTCGCCAAAAATTATTATTACGAAATAATAATTTTAGCCTTAATACCCGCAGCATCTGTCCAGTGGTGATTACAATTTGTATTTACTTTTTAGTAACTATAAAATACAACCATACAAAAACAAATTGGGGGTTTACTACCGTGTCTAATCTCAAGTTCTACTCGAAAAGGATGGGGTTATAGGGGAAACCTACGGTTTCCCCTAAGTGAAGTATTTGAGCCCCTCACTCTCCAAGCCACTTAATACATAGGCATACCGGGTATTATTCCAATCCTCGTTATCTAACGTGGTCCCGTCATCGAATGTAATGCGAATAAGACCATCAACGGCATTGCCGCTCTCATCGGTGGTCGGATAAATATAACGTATGGAAGAAATCGTCCGGTCTGTTATAGGGTTACCACTACTATCCAAGGCAACAGAATTCCCGCTTAGGTCATTATACATGTTTATTCGAAGGTAACCTAGAGTATGGAGGGCGGTATTTATGTCGGCGGTCACACGGACAAACTCACCGTCAGTATAATCACTGACCATGACATCATTGGTGGAAGTAAAAACGCTCATCTATAATATATAGTTCTAAACCGATGACTGAGTCCAAAGCATATTCAAAGGTGTAACTAAAAAAATAAAAATACTAAACAAAAGCATGTAATATTAAAGATTTATCCATGTTTCTACCAAGTTAAAGGTGGAGTCCGTTGGTTCCCCGCTTATACACCTTTTATCGGTTACAAAGTAACGTTGCCTAACAACATTCACATACACCGACCCCTTAGGGTCGGCGTTTAGAATGTTGAAAGGTGTAAAACCGATTCTTATATGCCTTTTTAAACCGATTTGTCATATCCTCGATTTCATCCCGCGTCCATGAGCTCATCTCGGGGTTTTCGCGTGTAAGTTCGCTTACGATGGTATGGCGATAGTTAATACAATAATTGGCAAACGCATTCGCAGGCGACAAAGACTGTGGCGACGGAGACTGTGGCGCTAACGAAGTAGACTGTGGCGCTAACGAAGTAGACTGTGACGCTATCGCAGTAGACTGTGGCGCTATCGCAGTAGACTGTTTAGCCGTTTGCGCTTCGATATTCGCATCCATTTCAATAAGAATATCTTTCGAAAATCCCACATATTCTTTACGCTCACGGGGTTCTTTGGGAGCATCCGACTTCTTCCGATAATAATACCGCGCACTCTTATACATCTTATCCATAATATCACCTTTGAACCCTACATTTCTAAGATGTTTGAATTCGTCGTTAATAAGGCATGAAATATCGTCGTCCTTGATCCAGGTAACCCAAGCCTCCTTGAAAGTCTTACGGTCATCGTATTGGTGAACTTTGGCAAATCGAGAAAGTTTATCAATAAATTCGGGACCGAAGGTAAAGCGGAAATGAGAAGGGAACCCCCGGACTCCTTCGGAACCCTGATTGAGTCCCTCCTCGCGTTCCTCACCTTCCTTTCGTTCCTCGCGTCCCTTTCGTTCCGACAATTCAAATTCTTTACCAATTTTCATGGTAATATTTTTTAAGGAATTATAAGTAGAAAGAATAGACAATCCCTCGCTATCACACGACGATACCTTGTCATCAAAAGGCATTGTGTCCATGTTTGAAAATAATTCGAGTGTTTGTTTTTGAACCAAAAAAATAAAACCAAAAAGATTTCAATTTTGGAGGAGTTTCCGAAGGTTCCTTCTATATAAAGGTTAAAGGGAGGGACCCGGAGGGACTCCGGAGGAAGCCGTAGGCCCCCCTCTGCGCTTGATATACGCCCGCCTTCTATATTCCTTCAACTTTTCCGGATTATCTTCAGATAGTTTCTTCAAATAGGCATTCGCGTTTTTTATAATCCTATCTTTATTCTTCTCATAATAACGTTTATGCCCCTCGCTATTGGTATACTTTTTTAAACGGTCCTCTAATTCTAAAACACGGGTTTTTAAAAAGGTATTTTCGGCGATAATGGCGTCGATTTCGTTATCCATCGTTTTTATATACATAGTGGGGGAAATATTTTAAATACTTTTATTTAAAATATGTATTTTTTCTATAGCCCTCCAAAATTGAAACCTGTTTGGTTATGTTAATGATGTTACCCCAACACTAAACAAATGGATTCTAATATTCCCGCAATGAAAAAGGAGGGGGCCTCGATAACGCCTTCCTATTACCAATTCATCAAGTCCTTTCTCGTCAATATGTGTTATAGTGAATTTACCAAGATGGTCTATGAGAAGAACTCGACTCGCGATGCGCTAATCGATTTCGTCGCCGATGTCGATATTTGGAATGCCATCTTCTATAAAAAAGAAATCCGCACTACTTTGCGCTACTTTACCGAGCTATATTCGTCTATCGAAGAGCCCCTATGTGCTCGCACCATCCCCCTTTACGAAACCGAAACATTCCAAGACTATATTGATCATGTAGTAAAGATCGACTCGATAGGTGCTTATGACTATCAGATGTTTACCAAGTATATGGGTGAATCCAACTTTCACCGAAACATGATGACCAAATACGAGCGCGCTATGCTAGAAAAGACACTGAAAAACCATATTGTATATGTCACCAAACTTACTATTATGTATTACGCCAACGAGGCCAGCTATTTTACGACGAATGAAATGAACGATATTGTCAGTTTCGTCAATGTCATTCCGTTTTTCGAATATTTGGCGAGTCGGGGTATTTCTTTGGACACGCTAAGCGTATCATATGCCGATATCAATTTCCAGACACTCGAAAACGACGTATTCAATATTATCAAAGCACGTGTGATTTAGAATAGGGTAGGGGAACCCAGGTTCCCCTATAACCCCTCCTTACGTTCCTTTCGTCCCGATACTTCGGGTAAATAATATTCCTTCCATTTATCGTGACGAGGTTTCTTTATAAGATTTCTTTATGAGGTCTCGTTATGCGATTTCGTAAATAAACTGCCGCCGCCCTCCAATTGCGTTATTCCATAACAATCTAACTATAATGTATATCTAAAACATATAGTTAAAACATGCCCAACATAAAAAACGAAGAGGCCCAGAAAAAAATCGCGCTATTAAACCAAGGCGCATATGGATGTATTATACGTCCCTCTATAAAATGCTCCGGCCAAGTCGGTTCCGATCAATATGTTACAAAAATACAAAAGAAGAAGGATACGGCGAATAGAGAGGTTCAAATCGGCGCGATGATAAGTAATATACCGTCATTTACTCATTTTTTCGCACCCGTATTGGAAAGCTGCGATGTTACTATAGGCACCGTTAATAGCGAGGAAATAAAAGAGTGCGAATTTATTTCCAAAGACCCCGCTATCAAATACGCGACCAATAAAATAAAATACGTCGGAAAATATAATATCACCGAATATCTGCTTTCCGTCTTTCAGAATAAACCACAGCGGTTTTTTTTCGAATTATTGAGAACTTATAAGGCCACTTTGGTCGGCGTGACCAAACTGAATCAATCAGGGATCATCCATTTCGATTTGAAAGATAATAATATTATGGTGAGGGATAGGGATAATGAGCCGATAATCATCGATTTTGGGCTTTCTATAACGAAACAGCTAACCCACCGCGAGGCTTTTTTCACCTACGGTCCCGATTACGCGCCGTGGTGTTTCGATGTTTGTTTGGCTACTTATGCCGTGAATAAGGCAGCGGGTATCGCAGATACTAATAACGCGCCTTTGCTCGCTAATGCTTTGCCCGCTAACGCTTTGCCCCCTAATGCCTCCATAAACACACTATTAGAGGTCATCAACCAATTTTTTAAAGAGAATCCGGCGATGAACGAGTTATTGACAATGTCCGAGCGCGATGAATATAAGAAACTATTAACAGCGTATGTAGGAAAATACGAAAATAAACCATGGGCCGCTATCATAAACGAATTATGTGCGAATCAGAATAGCTGGGATAACTATGCCCTAGCGGTTATATATTTAAATATTATGGATAATATGGAACTCTCGGAGGTTATCAAAGTATCTCCTATTGTTTCAGAGTTTCGGGAGTTTTTAAAGGGGGTGGTTATGGCGGAGCCATTAAAAAGGGCGGATGCGTCCACTACGAAAATGGTGTTCGAAAAGATGTTTTCGCGTATATCGAGGGGGGAAAATACGAGGCTCATGGCGGTCGTCAAGACGGAGGCGAATGATGCTGAGGCCAACGAGGTAAGACGTTCTAAGATAGCTAGGTCGATGCTCTCTAATATCAAAGTGCCGCGTTAAAACCCCGGATTTCAAGGGGTCTTTTATTCTTCGAAACCCCCGGAAATCAAGGGGTCTATGGCCAAACCCCATCATCAATATATACAAAACGCCCTTTACCATTTGGCCTAATATTCGGCTCTATGTCCCGTATCAACTCAGGGTCCGTAAGTAAATAAATATAAGAGTCAACTATGATTCCGTTCATGTTTATAGACGCGATATGGCGTGTATAATTATACTCGAGTTGGTCTATGTTATGTAAAAACAGGTCTTTATTTTGGGTTATTTCATAAAGTTCTCCGTCTATGTTTACTTTTCCGTAATTTCCAAATGAATATTCAGAAGCATAGGGAAAGGCCCCCGATGATAGCCCTAGGAATGAATATTTATTTTCGGTTGTATAACGACCTATATATCTTATATCCGCGCAATTGGCTATTCGACTGTGGTTTACACCGTTTTTACATAGGGTTCCATAAAAAAATATATAATGAATATTATTTTGTGGTTCTACTGACATATAATAATTTTAGGTTTCTTTTACGCCTGCTCAACAACCCCGGAATTCAAGGTCTACCCGCTAAATGGAGGTGGGGTTGTGATGAAATCAAACGGCATAAACGCTCTATTCCTACTATACCGCTTCAGACGCTTAAAATTCGATAAAAGCCCGCCGCATAACCCCGACATAATAATACAATTACGTTGATTATATTTACAAGGTAACTGTGTATTCATATGTGTCGATACATTCCAATAAATAACGCGTTGTTGAATAGGCATCTGGTATTCGGCGACCCCCGCGAAACTATCGGAAATAATGACCAAAATGGGGTGCTTTATGCGGTTGGAACCGAGGGTTCTCGAAAAAACAACCGCCTGGTTTTCCTTTTGTGCCGTATCAATATGACTATGGACCAATTCCAGTGCCTTAACGAGGTCGGATTGGCTCCACTGAATCGGCCGGATGGCTTCACTGATGGTCTTTACTTTATCGAAAAACGTCGCGCCATTCTCTAAAATAATCCACTCGGGCTGGATACCGTAGGCCATAATACGGTCGGATAACGAACTCCGCTCCGAAATCAAGATGGCTAGTCCGATGGCCGTATAATGAGATACGCCGCTATAGTCATACATACTACTCGATACGTCAATCATAGGTAGGGCATTATGAAACCCGTCGTTACTAATATTGGCGGAATAGTCGGTCCATTCTTGGTTTAGTGTTTTTACGCGGTCGTTGTCCTGAATCAATGGGTTTTCTAGTAAGGCGTAGGCCTCTTTCATAAAATACGATAGAGGCATTACGGAGCGGGTTCCTTTGAAACCTATGGTTCCTTTGCCTTCTCCTTCTTCTTCTTCTTCTTCTTCTTCTTCTTCTTCTTTCCTAATCATAATCCTAATCCTATTGCCTCCTACGGAACCCCTTTTTAGTGTCCGTGCCTGCTTCATCGCCGTAATAGGCGAAACCATCTTCGGGTCGATTTTATCGATATTTTGCGAGCACTGTTTAATTTGCGTCGTATCCAGGGCTTTATTTAAGGTGGCAAAGGTCTTTCTATAAAACCGATTACACTTAAACACGGCTTTCTCATACGATTCGTCGGTAAGAGCGCTATCCAAAATATGCGGGAACTTCTTCTTCGCCCAGTTTAAAACACACCTATGATGTAGCCAATCGAACTGTTTATTCTCACGGGGAATCCACTTGGCCACGTTGGAAATATGGTCGCGCGAAAAACAGTTTACCGAAAACTTCCATGTCTCGAGGTCGGCGGCCAATTGCGTATTTGCCATATCGATACAGTGTTCAATTAGGCTATGGAATTTATTCGAGGTTTTTCTGAAAACATAGTTACATAAGTAGGGGAAGTCGCGCCATGAGCCGTGTTTATGGAAACAGGCCTTTACCGCGGCCAAGGCCGCCTTGGGAAATTGTAAATACCATTCGTATATCATCATATAGGCGAGCTCGTTTTCACCCTTTCCGCAGCCGTTCTCGTCGGAAATGACCGAGCGGGTATCGCCTATCATGCGAAATAGGATGTTATAATAACGGCGGAGGTTTTCTTTTTGTTTTTCGTAAGCAAAAGAATGCTTTTTCGTGACCTTTTCACTTTTTTTCATTTCCTTATGTAATATACCTAAGACATCGCTCAGAGTATTGGATAGGATTTTTATATCACTATCCTCGCGCTTTCGAGTTAGGTGAAAATATAGAAAGACTATATTCTCTTCGAAATAGGTATTGTAATCAAACGGCTCTATTTCGGGAAAGGCTTCGGCTGCCATCGTATTATGACCTATTAAAAATGGGTATATGGTCTATGGTCATTTGTCTATATTGTTTCGGTAGTAACTATCCGTTTTACACCATTTTGCGGATAAACCTCGGCTTACTAATCTACCCATCTACATAATGAGCGAAGACGAAGAAACTTTAGATATGTCTTGGATAGACGAGCAAGAAAGAATAATAAATAATGACTATTATAGAGAACCCGTTAGTTCGGTCCGTTTGATAACCCTCTATATCAATCAAAATGACTATATCAATGAAATTAAAAAAGAACGGATTGAATTGACCAAGGAAGGGCAAGGACGGTGCCCTGAGGCCAAAGGACAAGGGCAGTGCCCAGAGGCCAAAGGACAAGGGCACTGCCCAGAGGAGGAGGAAGGGAAAAAAGAAGGTTCTCTATTTACCCAAGAAAAACTCCTTTATATTATCGAAAAGAATAAGCGAAAGACCGAATTCTCCAAATATACACTAACCGATATATTGGTCTATAACATCGACTTAGAGCCGGAACATATACAAGATTTTTCGCAATATACCGACGAGGAATTAAATACTTATTCCAAAAGGTTTTTAACCAAAGCATCGCCGTATGTAAATATGAATATAGGGGCATCTATGTTACCGTTTCATAAGATTAATACGATTTATTTTATATATAAAGAAACCCCCATATTTAAGAAGTCGTATGTGTTGGAGTCGGCAATGAAGGAGCCGGTAACCAAAACCATGGAGGTAATCCCGACGAAGAAAAAGACGAAGGGGGTTCAATGGTTCGGTGCGGTTAGAAAAACGAGAAAGGCCTAGCAGGGGTTCCTTTGGAAAGAAACATATAATAGAAAAGTATTTAAAGAGCTTGCCCTATAATATATTGTCTCGATACAGCATGAACCCTTAGATGGTATGAAAGCAAAGGTATAAGTAGAGGCCGTGGCTTTGATGCTGGAATGAGGACGGAGCTTCGGCGGAGAAGTCCACTAGTACGTGTCGATGCGGACGGCGTAATCTACTTGTATTTTCATACCGACAAGCCGCTCTTATATAATTTTTACATTATAAAGATTTCCGTTGAACATATGGCGAGACAGCAACCCACTCGGTGGGTTTTCCACCTTCAAACGTCGGTTTTTGAAGGTATAATTGACGAAGGGGGCAAGTTTGGTCCCTTCGTCTGGGGGGGATTGGAATAATGGACAATTATTTCCCATGAGTTCATTTTCGCTTATAGAAGCACAAATGAAGTCCCGACAGGGCAAAATCAATGCGGTCTTTGAGGGAACCTTCGGAAACCCCTAAAAAATTGAATCCTGCGCCCTAATATTCATGTATACTAGTAAAAAAGTGTATATATGAATTATCAAAAAAACGACCAGACAAATGGTAGTATAACCAATACAGGTGGCTACACAAACCATACAGGTGGCTACACAAACCATACAGGTGGCTACACAAACCATACAGGTGGCTACACAAACCATACAGGTGGCTACGCAAACCCTATAGGTGGCTACACAAAACATACAGGTGGCTACACTAACCATACAGGTGGCTACGCTAAACCAAATTGGCGCAGTAAGGCACTACCCAGAGAAGTAAAACCAAGCACATCGCTATGTATCCCTCGTATGGAAGCATCCGTTTCGCGTGATTATATCTATAGCGTATTTAATCAATTAAATATCGGTCATATAGAACAAATGAACGAAATACCTCTTCGAAATGAAAGAGACTTTAAACGTATTCTATTGCGTATACGATTAAATAATAGCGATACAGCGAATACAGTAGTGAAGTTTTTGAAAGAAAAGGGCTATGTGAATATAGTTCATAATATGCCGTGGTTTTGGAAGTTGGTCGAAGGAGGACCAAGGTAATCCATTTTCGTATCAATCGGCCCATTCAAATGAGTCTAATCGCATATCTTCTACTATCGAAGGTTTTTTCTCTTTGGTAAAGCACCAAAGGAGGGCGTATCCATCGGAAACCCTCCCCCTCATTTCGGCGGTAAATGCCTCCTCCATTTTACCATACGCGCACCTATATTTTAAAATCTCATTTTTCAAATTATTTTTCACCGAATATAAATACGAAAGCCTATGTTTTTCTTTGCTCGTTTCTATTTCATCGTGGTCGATTATCGTTTTCCATCGATATAAAATATACCGTATTTCGTTTTTCACATCGCGGAATTTAATAATCAGGGTTTTCTTACGCATTTCCATCTTCTTAATAAATAAAAAAATATTAATATGGCAAATAATGGGATATCGTTTCTTTATTTCCTCCGGCACTAATAATGTATAAGACTCCTTCAATTCCGATATTTTACTCTCGATTTCGTTTAATTTATGTAGGACCAAGCTTTTCTTTTCAGCGTCGTTATCCAAAATAACCAATTTACTATTGGTCATATTTAATATCGTCTCGATTTTATCATAATGGTTCGCCATAAATAAGTATATCTCGGTAGATGACTCCAATTTTAAATAATTAATCAAGGATAGAAACAGAGCTATACATGCGTTTAGTCCCGATATAAAACCCCCCGACCAATAATGGCATTCAATAAACGGTGCGATTATGGTTATGGCCGCTGTTATAAAGAGACACGGAAACATCAGGCAATTTAACTTCCATTGGGTTAGATATTTCGATTGTATGAATAAATGTTTTTGGCCCTTTACGTAGGTGGTTAATATATCGATTTCGCTAGAGTATTTATTACTATGGTCGTCTTCGTAATATTTATCTATGGTCTGTTGGACTTGTTGGAAAGATAGGTTTCTATATCGGTCCAAAGTCGTATGCTCGTGCCCTTCATAAAAGCTTCCTTCACGACTGCCTTCACGACTGCCTGTGCGCGAGCCCGCACGACTGCCTTGGTTCGACATCGATATGGGACTATTACTACGAACATAACAGTCTTGGAGGTCATTATCCATACTATGTAGAAATTCTTGTTTAAATGTTTCGATATCTATAGCTTGTTGGCTGCGATTATGGAATTGTTTTTCTGTATATTGGACCAAATTATCCTCTTCTTCTATGACGATGTTGTTTTTGGCAATATCAGTTTCCGATGGGAATATGTTTGTAAACCTTTTCGCATTTTTGAGTGAGTAAGGAATGTTACTTTCGGTGTTGAAAGGTGTGTCGTCTTCTATTACGGACTCGGAGTTCGTGTCTGAATCTAGTATTGAGTCGTTGTTCATATCCAAATATACGATTTCTCTAAGTTCCTTTTCCCGTTCCGTATCCTTTTCCCGTTCCGTATCCTTTTCCCGTTCCGTATCCTTTTCCCGTTCTGTTTCCTTTTCCCGTTCCGTATCCTTTTCCCGTTCTGTTTCCTTTTCCATACACTATATTATAATAACTCCCTATATATATTTAATACCCTTTTTATTGTAATGTCGTTTTTTCGAACACAACGCGCACAAGTGTTACGCAGTAAAACATGTGGCAGCTCTGATATTGCCGTATGTAATGCGTTTAGGAGATTAGGCGATATGGTTTTTAATGAGCGTATTATGACACCTCCTAGCGCACCAATTATAGTATCGAACGTGATATCCGGAACATCGGTAACTATAACATTCACACAAGACTCTGTCGCAGATAGTGGTAGTTCCGTAACCAACTACGAATATTCCCTGGATGGCGGGTCGAATTTTACGGCTTTTAGTCCCGTGGTTACTGTTTCTCCCGTCATTATTACGGGTCTCACTTTGGGGACTACTTATTCGGTTGTATTACGCGCCGTCAATATTATCGGTAAAGGGGCCGGGTCTATTCCGCTCTCTATAGTATCGCCTACTATCCCGGGCGTGCCTACTGGTCTAACTTATACGACATCTGGCACTTCTGCCACGATTTCGTTTACGCCCGGGTCTACGGGCGGAAGTGCCATAACCAACTACGAATATTCTACGAATGGCGGCACGTCGTTTACTGCCTTTAGTCCCGCTGACTCGGCCTCGCCTGTCACTATTACCGGCCTATCTAACGGAACTACCTATTCGGTTAAACTTCGCGCGGTCAATGCCATGGGGCATAGTGCTGCTTCCGCCACGCTCTCTGTTGTCGTGCCAGCGGTGGTGCCCGTCGCCCCGTCGTCTCTAACTTCGAATAACGTCGGCACTAAATCATTCCGTATTTCATTCAGTCCTGGGTCCACGGGCGGAAGTGCCATAACCAACTACGAGTATTCGTTAAACGGCGGTTCGACGTTTACTGCGTTTAGTCCTGCCGTTACGTCATCGCCCGTAACCATTAGTGGGTTATCCAATGGAACTACGTATTCTGTAATATTAAAGGCAGTAAATGCGGTAGGGGTAGGGGCGAGCTCGGCTGCCCTATCGGTGACCACGGCGAAAATAGAAGGTAGCCTTCAATTCAACGGGTCCAATAGTTTATCTTTGAGCCCGGGCGCATCGATTGGAACAGGGGCTTATACCGTGGAGTGTTGGTTCTATAATAATCATAACTGGGATACTACCACATCCTTTCAAATTGGTTTATTAGGTTTTGGCACGCATAACCAGAGCAATGCTCTCGCGGTGTTTTTCAATAATGATAGAACGATTACTACGGATAAAAACGGCGGTGGGTGGCAACCGTCTTATTCTTTCCCATCGGCCATTACGCTTAATGCTTGGCATCATTTCGTCTTAGTAAGAAATAGTGCGCAAATAGAGACGGTATTTATTGATGGCGTAAAGGCTAGCTCGGCTGTCGGCCTATTGAACCCGACCAATGGTCATCAAACGAATATTGCCAATTATGCCGGCGTATCCGACCAGATAGGCACATTCTATCACGGAAACTGGACGGGTTATTTGGCGAATTTTAGAATTGTTATAGGACATTCTGTGTATGATCCCACGGCTGCTAGTATTACGGTGCCTACGGGGGCGCTTACGGCCGTCTCTGGCACGCAATACTTGATGGTGGGAGATACCGTAACGGATGATGGGTCGTCGACTCAGACTGTAACCAATAGCGGTAATGTGACACTAACTGCGAATATGGTGCCGCTCTAAGAGGAAAACCAAGGTAACCTTCGGGTTCCTTCGGAGTCCCTTCCTTTAAACCCTTGAAGAATTAAAATGGGACATTTTAATTCCTCAATGGTCAGATTCCAGTAACGATTTGAAATGACGCTCCAACGGAGCGTCCCATTTTAAATCTTCGCTGGTATAATCAGCCTGGATAGCGTGTCCCTTATTATATTCTTTTTTATAAGGAACTCAAAATGGTTATCTAGGTCAACTCGTAAAAGGAGGGGACTCGCAAAGCGAAAAGAGGGGTCAGAGACCGCTTGCGGTCTCAACCTTGGAACCTTCGGGTTCCTCCGGAGTCCCTCAAAATTGAACTTTTGCTCGTCCAAAGTTCTCGATATTATAAAACATAAAAACATTTGACCTTGCCTTTCATTTTGGCCCTTTCATTTTGGCCTTTCATTTTGGCCCTTTCATTTTGGCCCTTTCGTTTTGGCCTTGCCATGATCACTACTATCGCTCCCGCCCCCACCTATAACCAAAGCCACCGCAAAACCCTCCAAAACTATAAGAAATCCTTTCGTCATTACCTTCTAACTTCTCGATTTAATTCGGCCACATGGGCAGAAAACCAGCGTTATCGTCAGCAACACCCCTCCATCGGCTGTCTTTATTGCTGTCCCGATGGCGTAACTCAAACCATCCCCTTCGATTCCGTCCTATTTATTTTAGAAATGGATAACGATAATAATAAAATCCTCGGTATTGGAATGGTGCGAAATAAACCCAGTCCGAAAAAGCATTATGTGTATAGTAATGGGAACTATAATCGCTATGTGTATATAGGTAATGTGCGTATTGATAGGACCGAGATGTCAGAAGAAGAGGATACTATTATGCGTGTATTTGATATTTTGTGTTTTACGGGGAATCGTCATATGAAGCGCGGTCAGGGTCTAAAATCATTTCCTGTAGATATGCTCTATAAGTGTAGTAAAAAGATAGATCTAGTTGCGTTTATTAAGGATATGTTTAAGCGGCGCCTTAGTGGGTAATCTATTTGCTGGCTCCAATGGCATAAAAAGATAGAATATAGTAGTATTATATTCTAACTAATAAAACAAATGAGTTCAAATCTGTATAGTATAGATTCATACAGTGACGAAGAATTATTTAGTATTTTAGATTTAAATAATCCGAGTGACCGCGAACTAGAAGCCAGAATACTTTTTTTAATTCATAAATATGAAAATATGCAGAATAATTCCGGTAATGAATTAGTCGCGTTTTTTACGAAAATATATAACCATTTTTTTGAATCAGAGGAAGAGGAAAACTCAGTCAGTCAAAAAGAAGGGTTTATCTATGAAATAGAAGAAGAAGACAATGAAGGTCAGGTAAATGAAGGCACTGGCACTGACCATTACGATGACATTGGCACTTACGCAGACGATAATGCTAGTGAAGGCTTTGAAAACATGACCAAAGAGGGTCTCGCTAACATAATGGACATATCAAACGCCGCAGTCCCGGGTCCCATCATTTCCTACGCAAATCTAGGTAGCGTCGTTAGCACCGCCTCCTCCTACCGCTCCGATGATATAGGTTTCGTAAAACCCCTCGACTATGCCAAAGATAAATTAAACCCCTTGTTACAACAAACTATTAAACGTATTATTAGTATCGATAGTCAATATAGGGATAATAAACAATCCTTATCTACGGATTTTACTTTTAATCTATCCGACCCCCTTCGCGATGTGGTCTCACTAAAACTATATTCCGTTCAAATCCCTTATACCTGGTATACGATCAATACGGCTTTCGGAAGTAATGTGTTTTATATCAAAGGAAACTCACCTGGTATTAACGTAGGTAACTTCGATTTCATGATAGATATTTCGGCGGGTAATTATACACCCAATGAATTAGTTACCTCGATTAATAAATCTATTGGGCGTCTTACATCACAATATTCCGACATAAGTTTCGGTAATACGGCGGTCAGTTATAATTCGAATACGTCTTTAATCACCACTACCATAGATATTACGCAGAAATATAGCGAAAATAGCTATGAGTATGCGTTTTCCAAGTGGACGACACCGAATGATAACGGGAAAAAATCGACGGACCCCCGTTTCCAGAGTATACCCGGATACTTGGGTTTTAATTACCAATACTATTATCCCAATATGATACGGTCTACGCCATCGCTCCCCTATATACGCGATAGTCTTCTCGAAGATACTACCGTCCGTAAATACTATGTCGATGGTGCGTCCAACTACTATTTCACCGTGATTAAATACGATGGTCCGGATGAACTGACCATGAATCCCGGGACACACTATTATGATATGTCGTTCGTAAATTATATTGATTTATCCTTCCAAATTGCGTTATCTATAAGAAAGGATTCTACGCGTTCCTTATTATTTACCGATGTAAGTAACCAAATCTCGGCCTGTCCCTATTTAACCGCCGACTCGGGTATTACGCGTGTAAATATATCTAACCCGCTGGTGGTAGGCGACCAAAACTCGTATTTTCAGATTACTTTAAAGCCGAACCGCTATACAACGAATAATAGGACGAGCTCTAAAATGGCTATTGTTTTCCCCTACGAAAATATTCAATCGGGGTATAATCCTATATGGACCGGCCCTACGTCGTGTTTCCGATTTTCCGATATAAATCATATCTATGAATTAAATACGATTATTTCGGAAACTAGCCCCGTCACGCAAAAGTCGAATTATTATACGATTAAGTCCAACCCATATATTTATCTACGGTGTATTACGCCGGGGTTTGCCATTACGAGCGATGACGTATCTTCGAATTATACGGTAGGTCCAGTCAATCCCTCCAATATATATATTTATCAGGATTTCAGTAATAATATTTCACGGTATCCGATTACGGATGAGTTTGGTAATACTACATACGATTACGTAACGGGGAATGACTTATCCTGTAATGATTATATTATTCCTCTACCTAATTCGGCGGGTATTGGTTATACGATTACTGACTATATCAATGCCATTAATAGTTCGATAAAGACCCGTAATACGTATACTATAAACGCTTCAAATATTGCCGGGGATATTAATGCCGAAAATACTGGGTCGCTTGTGGATAATAATTCGGTGTTTAATATCCAGTTTGATATCAATAAAAAATTCAATCAGGATAAATACATGGTAGATTTGACGAATACATATTTTAATCAAGTGATGGGTCTACCCCTCGTTACCGCCGACTTATCCGCCTCGAATATAATAGAATCTCGCACTTTTATACAGTCGAACTATTATACTTTATCGGGTGACTATTTGGCGATTATTAAACCCGCCGAAATACATCATTATGGGAATCGCCATCAAGGTCCTTATATTATTCCATTACCGCCGAAAAATTACCCTTCCTCGGCTACTTCGGATATGTCAGCCAATAGCACATGGCAATATGATACGTATCAGGATTTACAAAAGGCGATTAATTATCAGTTTCAGACATTTACCGACCCCGATGATAATACGCGTGTGTTATCCGGAACGAATATTAATTTTACGTTTAATCCCAAGACCATCGCCATCGACTGTTCGTTTACTGTGGTAGTCCAGAAAATATTGACGGAAAAGGATTATAGTATTCAGTTTATTGACCCTTCTCTTTCCACGTATCATTATTTTTATAGTGCCACGAAGGTCATCGATAAAAATGCGATTTATTTCATAGATGCTTCGTATAGCTACTATACGGATATTAGCACCGCTTATAATATTGCCTATAATAGAGGTATATTACCTGCGTATTCCGCTATTTCTAGCACGGTCGCCAAGCAACTCACCTATAAGACCTATTATACGGACTTGAGTTCGGCATATAACGGACCGCAAAAGGCACTTCTTAAAAACACTGATTTGGTCATCGATGCCAGTTCCGTTTTCATCCTTGGTCAAGCCAATGACTATTATACCGATTTGAGTTCTATTTATAATGACCCCGCTCTGCCCAATATACGCACTATTCATAGGCAGGCTGACCCGAGTAATATATATGTGCTGGATAAGACGATGAATTATTATACGGATATAAGCAGCGCATTTAATTATAATAAAAATTTACTGACGACCTATATTAGTGTTTCTCAAAATGAAACGTATGTGCTTGATTCGTCGCTCAGTTATATTGTGGCGTCGTCGAATCCATATCCTAATATGACCCCCGTCCTGGTCAATAATCCGGCCAATGTTTATTTACTCGACTCCGACTTCAATTACTATTATTATACCACGAATCAGACCTATTATATAGACCTATTGACCATATCCAATATTCCGTATTCGTCCATATGGTTTATTAATAAACGCGACGGTAAGCTTTATTATATAAGTAATGCGGTCTCGATTTATGGTGTTACGTCGCCTGCTTTTATCAATAACAGAGTGACCGATAATATATATTTAATGGATATATCCGCCAATTATTATTATGATTTATCGGCATCGAACTATTTCTATGACCCGAATGTATCGACTGTGATAGACCCCTCGTTCGTATTTTATGTAGGTAGGGGTGGCGATAGCAAATTCCATATATTCCAGCTATATGCCAATTCGATTATGACGATAGATTCCTCGGCGGTGATTCAAGTGGAGGCCGCGAAAAACATGTATCTAATAACAGACTCTACCTCTAATTATTATAGAGATGTCCGCACGAATAAATATCATGTGAATTCGAGCTGTCAAACCGAATTTTCGTCACCCACGTCTTCTATTTATCTATTAGGGAAGAACTTATTGACGACGGGTAATCCCGGGATTACCTATGGCGGGACATCGATATTGGGTAATACGCATATTTATAGGTATGATATATCCGCGAATTCGTCGGCTACTACTTATACGATAAATTCCGCGGTTACGACCATAAGTCAAGATAATCCTAGTGGGTTTTATGTATTGGATAATTCTACGAACTATTATTTAAATAAGTCCACGAATTCGTATATGATAGACTCGTCATTTATTACGCCTATCGGTAATACTATATATTATATCGATGTAAGTGGTTCGGCGAATTATCTTTATAAATACATGAATACGACAGGTATCAATTATGTGAATTCATCCTCGGTCATATATAACGATGTGTCTAATATTTATTTAATAGACTCGCCGGATAATTATCATATAGATTCCTCGCATAATTATAATATAGACCCGGTGGATAGTTTATATAAGCCCGAGTCACATAAATCTATTTATTTTATTTATAACGTAAACTACGATGCGTCGTTAAATAGTAAATTGGGTAATGTAAGAAATACCAAAGTAATACGTGTCGATGTTTCTAATGCTTATGTGGTGGATGTCCCTCTTCGCTATCATGTTTATCCCGATTATACTACAACCACATGGTCGAATAATTTAAAGGTGGACTCGGAAAATATGATTCGGCGGCCTTTTACGTTAGCCGGTGTTGATGTGTCGAATGCCGAAACGGGTGTTCATTATGCGTCGGTTAATGGTATAGGGACGATTGACCAAAATAGGTTTACTCTCGATAAAACGAATAATATTTTGACGCTTACTCCGTATGAAGCGGGGGTCATCGATTACGCTGGTAGAAATACTATCGTTATTGAGTTGGATGTTAGTTCCAATGTCGTCGCCAATTCATATACGCGCGATGGGTTATTGGCGTTAATTAATAAAACGATACAAAAGACGATTCCTGGCGATGCCTATGGGACGAATTTCAGCGTATTTACTGATACTTATGGTAATGAATATACCAAATTACGTGTGAATGTAAATAAGATTTATAGCGCGGCGGATTATAAGGTATCCTATTATGATACAGATAGTTTCGTCAAGTGTTATGTGGGTGTAACTAGTGTAAGAAATACCACATGGGATTCTACGCTAGGCTGGATATTAGGGTATCGCAAAGCCACTATTTATTCTTTATCGGATTATGGCATACATGGCGTGCCTTTACAAATTACTGCCGATACTGGGATTAGCACGAACCTATTTAATTATTTTATGATTTGTTTGGATGACTATAACCAGAATCATTTGAACGATGGACTAGTTACCGTAACAACGAAAGATATTGATATATCTTTACCGTCTTATGCCAATCGCACGCAATTCCAATGCGACCCTGTAACTGGGAATAAGACGTATAGTTCTTTGCCTGATTCCGCGAAAAACTCGTCTAATTTAACACAAAATCAAATTTATTCGCTTACCCAAATAGCGAATTCCAAGTCGAATGTGATTAAAACGAACTCTACGGGCACGACTATAAATTCGAAGAGTTATGGGCTGGGGCCTTTCGTGAAAGATGTGTTTGGTCTCATACCGATGAAGTTGGCTGGACTACAGAATGGTCAGTATTTCGTAGAGTTTGGCGGCACCTTACAAAACCAAGACCGGACCTATTTTGGGCCTGTGAATATTCATAGGATGACTGTGAAATTGGTGAGTGATAGAGGGGATGTGGTGGATTTAAATGGGGCGAACTGGTCGTTTGCTTTAGTATGTGAACAGTTATACAGAGGAGGGGGGAAGCCCTCTAAGTAAGGGGTTCTTTCGGAGTCCTACGACCCTCCTTCGTCATGTTCAGAAAATTAAAATTCATTAGCAGTTTCGGTAAAAATATTCTGGACTCCATAGGACTCGGACTCGTGTGTGTGGATTGGACTCGTAGTATATATACGTATTTTTTGTATAATACGTGTATATGAAAGTTCTGGTTTCTATATTGACTTCCAGTAAACCTGAATTATTAAAATTATGTTATGACTCCATTATTGGTCAAGAAACCCCCGACTTCGAATACGATATCGTGGTCATAGTAAATACCCTGAATAATGAATATGCGGATGTTGTTAGGAGGGTTTTACCTGCGGGCGTAAACATACAAGAGACCGAAAGTAATGGCCGCCCTGGTAAGGGTCATAATAGTGTATTAAGGCATTTTGCGGCGGCGGCGGCTTACGACTATTGTGTGATGGTCGATGGTGATGATTTTTTATATCCGCGTGCGCTTGTTCGATTACAACATTATTTATGTTATCGCCCCGATGTCTTATTTATTACTTTCCATGATAAAATACAGACTACATTGGCGGAAGGTGAAAGTAACATACCCTATTTATCTATTCAAAATAAAGGTTATTTGCTTTATAATTTAACCGAGGTAACCCTCCAAGAATGGTATAAAATAAAGGGCGCGAAAAACCCGTTTACAACGAATATCAACGAATTGAATACTTTGGCGCGGCCTTTTGTGTTTTCCAAAGCATCCTTGGTGTTGGATATATATTATGATGAAAACATGAAACTATTCGATGATTTTATTGTTTTTATGAAGTGCTTTGATCATAGTTTGTTGGGTAATCTAAAAGTATACGGTATGGTAGATGCCGATATGTATTTATATAATACGATTACGTCGGATACCGCGACAAAAACGTATTTTGGTGCCGGTGGGGAAGTAGACCGGATTAATGAAAACGCGCGTTTTTTAGATAGTATAAAAAATAAGTTTTTGACATTGAAGCGGTGGGATATTACGCGGTTCCCGTTATTGGAATTAGGCCAGACCAATGAACCAGATAACCTCCTTGTAAAATATAAATTCGTGGATGGACTTTTTACACAACTTATGTTACCAATTACCGATTTGTCCAATGCGGATAATATTGCGCTGGTTATTTCGCATTGTTCGGTGAATAATATGACGGGTTTTCTGGAAGATTTACAGGGGGTTTCGAAATTCAGGGATTCGGATAATTGTTTTCGGAATAATTCATCATAACACGAATTATATTGAAACAAATCGCAAAATTTTTCCTATTATTTTCGGAATAATTCATCATAACACGAATTATATTGAAACAAATCGCAAAATTTTTCCTATTATTTTCGGAATAATTCATCATAACACGAATTATATTGAAAC